ACCTGAGAAAGCTGGCCGTAGGTAAAACGGCTTTTATCTGCCTTTTTTCTTAGTGTTTCTTTTGTTTTTTCGCTTAGTGGTTTTCTTTTTGGTTTCATCTTGGGCAGATCGTGACTTGTTGATGGCTTTTATATCAATATATTCCCCTCTTTTGTATTTTTCGGCTGTTTCCTTGATCTCTTTTGCCTTTGCAGCCTTATTTTTCGCACCAGCAAGGTATTTGCTAGGCACGTTTGTCTTTTTGTCTCGCTTTACTCGTCTAAATTTTCTCACTTTTTCTTGGTTTTTGTCTTTTTCTTCTTCTTTTTCTTCTTCATGGAGGAATGGTACATAGTGGAAAAAGGAAACTCTTAGTATATTCTAAACGAAGTTTGGCCTAATGTCTCTGGCTTGGCAAGGTTAAATTGCTGGAGGCAAAGGTAGCCGAAAGCGTCAAATGCGTGGTCAACTCCAAGGTTTTTGTTTGGCATACCTGTGTTTGGAGCGTAAGTCAGGGTGCGAAGAGATTTTATCAGTTCTTTGCAGCGTGGGTGAATTAAGGTTCTGCGTTCTCCCATTGCGTCATATAGTGCAGTGTTGATTGCAGTTACTTTGTCACGGACTTTCCAGGGGGCTCTGGGAGATGACACAGTAAATCCGCTTCTACGCAGGATAGTGTGGTCCGTTGAGCCCACTCCTGATGTTTTTCTGGCAGATCCCGTTGGGTCGGGGCAAGCAATAATTCTTCTATCGACTCCGTAACGATTTGTAACTTCCTCGGCAAAATCCCAGGTTGTTGCACCGCCTGTCAAAATTATTTCGTCAAAGACGTAGAGAATGTCTCGGTAGCGGACTGCACATATACCGCAAAGTGGGTCTACGTTAAAATCGACTCCTAATAAAAGTGGGGCGATGGATATGTCCTCCGCTTCGGTAGAAATGTTGGAATCTGAAAAGGAGACTGCAACGAGACCAGTGAGATTCTCAAAACTCGCCTCGAACTCCTGTTTGAATGTTCTGGTATCTAATTGTGCCTTGGCTGCTTCGACTTCTTCGGCTGGAACATTACCCCCGTCTATTGTTGTGAAGCTCCAGCGTTTCCAATCTCCTGTTTCATCTTCTGGAACGTAGCACCATAAATCGTAGAACCATGAGGCCGTTCCATCAGGGGTGGATATGAAAAGTGCCCAACCTTGTTTATCTGCGAGGGCTGGTCTGATTACCTGGAACCAGACTTCGGAATCCATGAAGGCTGCTTCGTCAAGTACTACTCCAGCGAGGCTTCGGCCACGCAGGGTTGTTGCATTTTCTGTTCCTTTGAGTTCGATTAGCGATCCATTGATTAGTTCTATTTTGAGGTCTGTTTCGTTCTTGGATTGTATCCATTCTCGTGGGATTAGTTTTTTGATTTCTTTCCAGGCTATGTCTTTTGCCATGCGGTAGGTTGGGGCACAATAGAAGTAGGTTTCGCCTGGTCGGTCTATTGCTGCTTTTAAAAGTTCTATGCAGGATAAATAGGATTTTCCAAATCTTCTGCCAGCCACGAGGACTCTAAATCTGTTTTTTGCGTTGAACACCTCCCCCTGTGCCCATCTAAGTGATAAGTTTTCGGCTGTTTTTGTACTCATGTAGTAAAGAATAGCTTAAATATTGATGGATTTCCGTTATTTTCTCGACTAAACCATGTTTTTAGGGTTATTATTCAAGTATTAACAACAATTTTAGTCCGTGGCTGATTCTGTTCTTCGTAATTCAAATGGTCAATTTACATCTGAGAGGGCACTCAAGGATGGGAGAGTATGTGGGAAAAGACAACCTGATGCAGTGATAGAAGCTAGAAGGCAAAGATTATACTCAAGGCAGTTATCTGGGAAAACTACTAGACAACTTGTGCATGAGCACTCATCGAGGGAGCAAATTGGTATTGAGACTGCCTGGACCGATTGGAGAAAGGTAAAACAATGGAACGATGAAGATTGGGAACAGGATAGAGAGAAGATGATCTCACGAGTCCAGGGGATGAGAATGAGGTTATTTGAACAGGCTGTAAGGAAAGGACAGCTACAGACGGCTGCTCAAATACTAGATTCACTTGGTAAAGTACTAGGGGAGAGTGTAGAGAACATTAATTTAAACACTCCACAGCTATCAATTCAAGTAGAAGCTAAGAAAAATAGTTGACACTAGAGTAATATTGTAGTATTATTATATTGTAGTACATTTATCGCTTATGCTCTGATTTATCAGTAAGTTCCCTGTCTTTCCATATAATAAAATTTTTTTTGAAATCCTGCCCCGTGCCGTGGGGATTGTGTGGGATAGCACGGGGACAGAATAACAAATTAACCGAGGTGTAGTTTCTCACATTCGATGGTTGTAAATTTGCCATCTGCTAGACATTTTTTAAATCCTTTGTCTGTGAGATAGCAGGCCAGAAAGAAAGAAACAGTAGTAAGAATTAAAACGGTTGCATTTCTCCAGATGCGGTTTTGTCTGTGGGTAGCAAATCCATAAATTTTAATACGGTTTGGATGATTTGGGAAAGTCATAGGATCAGTACGGGAAAGAAGAAAAAACAGAATTTAATTTGTACCAAGTTTTGATAATTCAAAATAAACATCATTTTGTTTATCGGTTTGTATTTTTTCAAATACTTGATTTTTAACTAATTTAGATTCAAAACAATATCTTATTGTTTGTATTGTTTTTAGAAATTCTTTGTAGGTCATAGCAGAATTAATTTCACTGCTGAAATTTCCATTTTCAAAAAGAACATATCCTGACTGATAACGATTCCAGAAAAAATTTGTTCCTAATGTTTTGTTCAAACAATCAATTTCAAAATTTAATTTTTTATCTGACATTTTAAAATCCTCCTTTGTTAATTCTTGCTTCATTCAAAATTGCATCTATCGCAAATTGTGATGGGGGCATTTCATAATATGTTGTTGAACCTTCAACAACTTTTTTTGGTTCTGGAGCTTCAAAATATTCTGGAGATTCGTTTGCAATAATTTCATGCATTTCTGTTGAATTATTCCAGATGTTTTTTGGTGTTGCCATAATTAAAAATAATTTAGATTACACTTAATTTTACCATTTTTTACTAGATAACACAAGACTAAATTAATACAATAATAACCAGTAAAAAACTAAAAAATCCTATCAATTCTCTACAATCTCACAGAATAAGACTTCAAATTAATTGCTATAACTAGATAATCTCAAACGTAAGAATCCTATAATTTTAAAATTTAAACGTGCAATACTACATTAATAAATTTAAAATCATTCAATTCTTACATAATAAAAAAGCTAGACTCAATTAAGAATCTAGCTAAATTTTTTAGTTCCTGAACTAATTTTTAAGAATGTTTTGCGATCCATTCTCTATCAGGTTGAAATCTATCATTAGCAGATAATTCATGGCCCAATTTAAATAATCTATTAATTGACTTTTGATCTTTTTTAGATCTAGCATGATTTAAACATTCATTAATAGATTTAGAAACTGATCTTTTATAATTTCTCATTTGTTCCTTATACTCTAATTGTTTTTTATAATCATCTAGTGATAGTTGATGATTTCCCTTAGCATCAAGATGTTTTGGTTTCTCTGGTAGAAAATAATCAAATATCCAATATTCATAGTCTAAAATAACAGACTTAAAGACATCAGAACATTCTTTTAATGTATGTTCGTGAATAGTTGGACAATCCATAGCCTCACAATTATATGGCCACTCTAAATATATCCAATAATCTAAAGTATCATTATATTCTTGATGAATACTTGAAACTCTAGAATCATTTTTAAAATCTTTTAATGTTCTTGGATTTTTCATAAAAATAAAGATGGTTTTTACATCCCTATTGTAGTATCTAACAGAATATATGTAAAGGTTTATATATTGATATAACTACATTTTTAAAAGGTATAAACATACCTTAAGGATCATTAAATTATTACATTCTTAATTGTTTTATTTTAGTCTCATATAAGACAATAAAAAATCCTGACTTTTTTAGAATCAGGATTAATAAAAGTATTAATAATTGAAAGTATCAATACAAGTTATTTCATTTTGAATGGTTTTTTGATATTCAATAAAAGTAATTTTACAATTAATGAATGATTCAATTTTCTTAATTAAATGTGAATGATTTTTAGCTCTCCAATTAGAGCCAATATCAAACAATCCATAATGAGAATTTTTGAATGAAATTTTACTAATAAAATACATAATGTGTTAGACAATATTTAATTTTTCAATACTGGTAAATGAACATGCCATATTACTCATAGCTAATGAAAGAAAATTTGATTCTGGCCGATAATAAAAATAATACTTACATGAATGTTTGCAAACCGATCCATCTTTATTAAGTTGATGTAATGTCAATTTCTCAACATTATACTTTTTTGAATGGGTTCGGCGGCCAACTGAAAGTAATTTTTCCCTTTTACCGATTAGGGCATCTGTGAGAGATACCCTTATTAAATCGTTATTTTTAAGTGTTTTAAATGTTTCTATCATTTTTATAATCTCCTAAACTGTAGTTAGTCTTAAACATTCACGTCTAGCTTTTTGGATGCGATCAGCACATCGACCCCTTATAAGACTTTCAAAACGTATACGTGCGGATTCTGTTGAATCTACACGGCTAGATTCTGAATGTGTCTCATATTCGGTTATAGCGTTAAATGCGTTAAACAAATTAGATTCACCCTCTACCCTAAAATTGTTTTTAACTGCGATCCACTCCTTATTAATATCTTTAAATTCTTTGTTTCTTTTTTGTTTAGTGTCTTTATCTGTTATCTGACCGATAAGCTTATCTTGGAAGCTATGCAAAAACAGACTCTTAAGCATATCAGATGAGCATGGGGTATTTCTCATTGCTTTAAATTCTTCTATTGAATTAGCTAGATCCTGACGTTGATAAGATAAAAATTCGGGTAAATTTTTTAAGTACTGGTTAACACCTTTTGAATGTTTGAACACCATCTTATTTTTAGAATTTTGTATCGAACCCATTTGATTGAAGCACCATAGTCTTACATCTGATTGAATTACTTTAAAACTATACGATCCATCCATAGAATTAACAAAAATCATTCTTCTACGGATAGCGTCACCGTTTGACACTTCCATATCACTATTTTTAATAGCACATATAATGAATACTCGTGCAGTGTCATTCATAGGGATAATGTGTTCAACTTCTAAAAAGTTTAAGTTAGGTTGTATCGCATCCAAAATTACATCATGCTTTACTAGCTCATATGTGTTGGATACTGTAGAAATTACCTTTCCGATTTTCTTACTGAAAATAGCTTTACTGTTTGGACATTCATAGGAAAGATCATTAAACTTTGTGAATGTTGGTAATACTTCGGGATCATTCAAAACATTAGTTTTAAATAAGATAGTCTCTAAATCATCATTTTTATTAAATGCTGTAGAGATTTGATCTTCATTCCCTTGACGTTTATAACCTAGATTTGATCTAGTGAAGTTGTCATTTTGATAATGACTATCAACTCGTAAATCTGTTTCTGTAAATGAAACTAAAGAGTCAATTTTGTTTGAGTTGTAATTTTTCATTTGTGTTGTAAAAATTAGTTACCTTAAAATACTACACTAATGTATATGAGATAGCAAGTTATTTTTCTAATTCAATATTAATTAAAATTTTATCTATTAATTTATCTGCACGATAACAAAGATTATCCGAAAATTGATTATTAACATTATTAGCTATTTTTTGTAAACAGATTAATATAAAAAAAGTATCTTGAATACTGAGTTTATAATCTTTTCGATTAAAAAATTTATGAATGGTGGATGACATAATGAATGAAAGAATTTTTACAATCCATAGATAACCTAGTCAGTAATGAATGTCAAATTCTGAGAATTCTTACTGAGAATTAATGAATGAGAATTTTTAGGTTGCTTATGAATGGCGATTGATGTAATATTGTAGTGTTCTATATCATTCACCCACAATGAACGAAAATGAAAGAGACTTTAAAAAAGTACTCGAATCCATAAATAATCTTGAGAGTCAAGTTGTTGAACTCAATTTATATGTGAGAGAACAGATTAAACATCTGCTCGAAGAAAACAAAAAGGATATTACTTATCAGCATGAGATTAACTTAGATGATAAGAAAGTCATAGGTCAGATAATAGATTTAGTAGCTGCCCATACGAACCAGATAAAAGAGCTTAAGGAAAAAATCAGTGACTAAAGAAGAAGCTGAGAACTTCATCTATAAATGTCTGGTAGATAACGAATCCAAAAAAGATCCAAAGGAGAAATTAACTCGTTTGGATATATGTGATATATTGCATACTGATTTTGAGATTCCGAAGTCTACGGCATATAGATATTACAAAGATTCCTTTAATCTATATAAATGGGAGCAGGCTAAACCCGATCCAGATAAAAAGATTAAAGACAATAAAGATACCATTTTAAATAATGTGTTAGATACTGCTGAAGCTGCACTAGCTGACGGAGATACTATCTCGTATTTTAAAGGTATCGAATTATATTCAAAGTTACTTACAAGGTTTAAAAAAGTATGACTGATTCATTTATGCACAACCATCAATCTGCACTGGACAACCAGCGTGAAGATGATGCGATCCAATATCTAGAGGACACTGGGGTTTACCCTAGTCCTGATAATGACGCTATTTTAGAAAATCTTTATGACGAAGCCTATGACGAATTATCTGAAAAATATCCAGATTATTCTGATGATACTTTAGATAAAATGGCTACGAGTTTGGCTCAGGGAAAGTTTGAAGAACTGCCCGATCCAGTGGAGACAGATTATGAACTGTAAACAAGTTGATATAGGAGACAAGTGTATCGAATGTATGCGATCCACTGTATTCGGTACGGGTCTATTTGTTAATAGACTCCCTGCCGATAACGATAAATATATTGGTTACTTATGTCCAGAATGTAACTGGTACGAATGTGATCGCTGTGGTGAACCAATTTATGAAGATGAAGATTGCACTCCTTATGACGTTTATTTAGATCACGAACCAAGTGAATTTAAAGATGGGGCATATAGAGTTCATTACGATTGCCTAACTGAAAAAGAAAAAGAAATTATGGAGGAAAACAATGATTAAAAAAGTTCTAGTAACTCTGTTAGTTACTGTGGATACTGAAGATGAAGAAATTTGTCCTTCTGGCGATCCACTAATAGAAAATGTTGTACTAAATCACATAGATGATGGATTTATTGATCCTGTAGAGGAAATTTATACCTCGCATATATCTGATTATGTAGAACACTCAAAACGTGTCGAAAAAAGAATTGAGGACTTGTACCATGACTGAAAAATGGTTAGTAACGATCCATCAAATCAATTACATAGAAGTTGAAGCTGATTCTGAAGATGAAGCTAGAGAGATTGCTTCCGAAATGGAATGGGGTTCTATGGGAGATGGCAAGTACGAAATGTATATGGAATCCGAAGAACTAGACAACAGCTAACTGCTTAAGGTTTTTGTGGTAACGATCCACTCTATCTAAAAATATACTTTCTGATCCTCGTAACTCTAAGTTATTGAGGATTTTTATTTGGGGTTTTCCACTTCTGCGAGCTACCACAACCGCTCCATATTTCGGCTTTATGCCTGTGAGATGCTGTAGACCTAGACTATACGCTCCAAGTTGGTGACAGAATTGTTCTATCATATCGTCTGATCTAACTTCTTTTGCTGTTTTCCAATCCACTATGAATGGCCCGTCTCCATCAATATCCAATAGGGCATCTGCTGTACCAGCAAATCCGTAGCCTGGTTTATAGACGGAGAACTCTACTGCATGAATGGCCGTTACACGATCCAGTATGAATGATCGTAAACCTCTGGCGTAGCCTGACGCACTCCAGCTAACACGTGGTGCGGATTCAACTGCTTTTTGGAGACCCCATTGAGTGACTTTTTTCGGACAGCGTTCCAATCCATCCGATCCAGTCCTCCATAAACCTCGCTTATTTGAGTTTTGCCTTGCAAATTTTGCTGCAAGTTTGAGAATAAATTCTGCATGACTGTGTGCGAGCTTGCCTCTTTCGCAAGCAATGTCACGCTCCACAATAGAATCGGACCTTTTAAGCCAATTTTCAAGGGCATCTTTTGTATGTTGGGGTGCGGTTTCTTTTAGGATATGTGTTACTGAGTGATATATATTGTTCTTTTCGTCACGGTAGACTCTGTACGGTCCACTATTATCTTGAATGAGGTTCCATGTTCTGAGAGATGCTAGGGCATTTTGTTTGTCTAGCGTTCCCATGAATGGATAATAAATACACGTTCCCATAATTAATATACAGTAAAATAAAAGGGAGTCAATAGCGACTCCCTATGAATGGGGATTATTCTTCTTCTTTAAAAGGATTACCACCTTTAAGAAGTCTAGAAAGATCAAACTCTTTCTCTGCTTTCCAAGCATCTTCTACAGCGTTAGCCATAGCTTTTTTCTTAGGAGCAGCTTGCACAGTGTACTTTGTGTCTGTGCCTAAACCTTCACGAGATAAGTAAAAGTCACAGTCAGTCATAGAGTCTGCGTAATCTTCTAATTGGCTGATTACATCAAACTGTTGAGTGATTGTTTTCTGAACCCAAGAGAATACCTGTACACGTTCCAAATCGTAGTTATATACGGGAACTGCGTGGGCTACTCTGCAAGGTTCTGGTCCTGTGCCATCTCGTTTGAGAGATCGTATGAACTCTTCTCCTAGTTTCTCAGTGATGTCCTCTGGGGTAGGCTCCTCTGCGAAACGGAATGGTCTACGCTTTTCTGGGTCATTAACGTGATTGCCCCATAGTTCATAGAACATGAAAGGCTCTTCAGCTAATAAAGTAAAGCGAACTTTTTGACCACCCTTAACACCTGAAGGATTAAGATAGTCGTCTTTTGTGCTACTTGAAGATGCAGCATCTTCTCTAGCAACAGTTGAAATGAAAGGCATAATGCGTGTTGGCTATGAAAGCCTGAGTTGCATTACTATTGTTACACATAGACAAATCAATGTCAATGCTATAGAATAGAAAAACCCTAAAGGGTGGAGTTCCTTCAGGGTTTCAACATATAGTCTACAGTAGGTATTGTAACACATGAGTAGTAAAAATTTCATCCCAGAAATGCCATTGTCTTGGCTGACCTGTCCAGTATATGCCGAGGGTGTACTGTTACCAAAAAGAGATAAAACTAAACCAGATGTATATTCTGATGGAAAAGTACCATATGGCAAAGCATGGAGGCAGAAACTAAATGTAAATGATTCTGCGTTGATGATTGAAAAAGAACCAGATACTTATAAAGCTATCGGAGTGTTTACTGGGCCTAGATCAGATGGTCTTGTGATGTTTGATGTTGATAAAAACTTAGGTGCTATTGAAAAGAAATGGGGTAAAGATCTTAAAAAAGCCCCAAAAATAACTTCACTTAAAAAGAACGCTGCAAAATTTCTATTCAAAGTTCCGCAAGAGCTATGGTCTGAAATGGAATCTGTCAGTCATACTGCTGCTGGACACGAAGGTTGGGAAGTTTTATGGGGTGGACAGGGTGTAGTAGCTGGTGAATATTACAAGGAAGAGATAGGAAAAGGTACATATAAACTTAAAGGTGATCTATTTGACGTACCAGTAGCACCAGAATGGCTGCTAACTCGTATGAAAGAGCAATACACAAAGAAGCATCAAAGTATTGAAGTTAAATATGTCGATAACAGGTGGAGCAAACGAACCAAAGAAGAAAGAGTGGCTATTGTTAGTGGCTGTTTGAGTGTCATTAAATATACAGGGCCAAATAGTGAGAGATATTGGTGGGAGATAGGGGCAATGATAAATAATGAATTACCAGGAATTGAAGGATTAGAGTTATGGAGGGAGTGGTCAAAGAAAGATCCAGACTATGAACATTGTTGGGATAGTGGTTCAGATCCATGTGAAGCTAGATGGTATGCAACTTGGAGAAATGATGGTGCACAGTACAATATGTCGCACTTGATAAAACTTGCAGATGAGGTTGATCCCGATAGAAAAAGATTTAAAGAAACTGGATTAGACAAACTAATTGATGAAGTACAGGCTATTCCGCTTCGATATGCGATAGAGGTACTAGATGGTGAGGATCTCATTAAAAAGTACATGGACATTGACAATGATCCTAAAAATGAGAACCCTGCATTACACAACCAAGCTGTTCATAAATTAGCCATTGAAGCTAAACGTAGTAATGCTGCTGAGATTGAGCGATTAATTGATGCTCACGAAATGTTTAATAGAACTAAGGGTCAAAAACCTTTAGCCATTGATGAGCTAGACGATACACCATTCGACTATCTAATCCCAGGATTATTACCAAAACCTTGGACTTTACTTGTTCATGCAGATGGTGGTACAGGTAAAACTGCAATGTGCCAGACAATAGCCAAGCATATTGGACAAGGCCAAGCATTTAACGTGTATGGACATTTGGTAAACGTACCAGTTGGTAAGGTTCTATGGTTGAACGGAGATCAGAACGAGAGGATACTACGCAGACAGATGAAATTAATCGGGTGTGATAAAAATGTAAAAGTTGTAACTGAGTGGGATATGCAGTGGTATTCCAGATTCAGGAAAATGATGAGTAAAAGTAAATATGATCTTGTAGTTATTGATAGTTTAGATGGTTGTAATGACCACAACCCATACGAAGAGAACAGAAGAGAGTATGCGTTGCCGATTAAAAAACTTGTTAGGCGTAATGGACAGGACTTCCCTGCTTGCTCAATAATTATTATTCATCACAACACCAAAGAAGGTAAATTTAGGGGTACTTCAGCTATCAAGAACGCGGTAGACGAGTCTTGGAATATGAGAAAGCTGTCGGCTAATGACGCTGCTGAAATGGGTCTTACAGCAAATAGTAGGTTAGTAACTGTAGAGAAGTCCAGAGAGGACCGTGAGGGAGAGCGTATGATATTTACACTCAAGGCAGACTTTACATACGATATAAGCCCTGCTCCAGAGCGTGCAGACGAAGTTAGGCTGGACACTCCAAATAAACATACTTTAGATATTCTTAATTTGATGAGGAGAGAAACTAAAGCGTGGTGTGTAAAAGATCTAGTTGACCACGATACAGTAGGTGGAGTGCATAGGAAAAGATCAATAGTTTACAGTCTTAACAAATTGGAAGGGCAAAAACTTATCAAAGAAGTTGACGTACCAAGGGGTAAGAGTAAAGGTGGTAGACCATCAAAATTTTATAAAGCAGTTGGAAAGGAATTACCTAGATCATTTAGTTCTCTCCCGCGTGATATACCCCATAATGAAGTGTATAAACCTGATAATATAGATACTGGAACGGATTTGAATAACAATGAGATTGGTATAAACCCTAATTTTGTAAAAACCCCTGAAGAAGAGGGAGGTTTATACAAAGAGGAGGTTAATACAAAACCGATTGTTAATGAAACTCCTTCTACTGGAACGGAAGAAGGTTTATACACACCTGGGTCTAGATATAAGGAAGATGAAGATGATAGATTCTGGAATACAGAGGTTACAAAGTTATCTCCACTAGACTCTGCAAAGATAAATTATGAATCTATAGTTGAGGGTAAAGATAATATTGTTGATCTTGAGTAACTTCGGTGTATAATTTGAGTAATAAATAATAAAAGATGAGCGATCTTACTAATTACAATTCTAATTTAGATAATTTTGACGAAGATTTTATGTCTATATTAGAACTACAGAAAAAATTACTTGCAAGACAAAAGAAACAAGAAATAAAAATTGACAGAGTAGATGACACGGCTAATCATGCTTTAGGGTTCGCTCAATATGCTGCAAAAAAGGCACAAAATTTAGAGGGTCAAGAAGGTTACTACTCAGTTAAAAAAGTTGATAACCTAATTGGTGATGTTTGGAAAACAAACGAAAAAAGAAGTGATATAAGTGGGTTACTTCGTGATCTTTCTAAGAAACACAACAGAATCAGAATTAAAGTTCAAGATTCTAATTGGCCGAAAGGTGTATGGGGGTACGATCCATACATTATTCGTATGTTTTTAGAGAACGAGGGTATACCTGTTCCAAATGAAATTTACTATGCCCAATAGAATTAACTTACTGATTCCTGACTATCAAATTGAATGGTTAAGAAGTAAGAAAAAACGCTTTACATCTATGTCTCACATAATTAGAGTATTAATTGACGAGAAAATGGAGCAAGAAAATAGTGAGTGATCGAGCTATCAATGTTACTATCTACGAAGAGAAAAATCCTAGAGAAGATAGCCCACTAGCTACTGTACGTTACACAGAGTATGACGCTACTAGAAGTAGAGTTGAAAAGGTAAACCAAGTTGAGTACTACGATAAGAACCATTTTCATAGCCAGGTACTACAAGCAGTTAAATACGGACTAGATGTTGCAATTTGCACACAACTTAGTGTCACTATTTTACAAAAGAAAATAAGTTACTGGACAAGTTAATCTACTGTGCTACAGTAACAGAGCACATATTTAAGGTTCTCCCATGACCTCAACACTTACAAAACAAGAGTATTCTGTATATCACGGAATATCAGAACTAAAAAGATTGCATACTGCACACAGTATTGCGTTTGATACAGAAACATTACAGTTACAACCAGAACAAGGTAAGCTCCGACTAATTCAGTTGGGCTGTGCTTCATCACGAACCATAGTAGTTATTGATTGCTTTGAGTTAGAGCGTATTGATTGGAACTACCTAGAAGATTTTTTCGCTTCTATGGATAGATACTGGTTAGCTCATAACGCTGTATTTGATCTAGGTTGGCTACAAGAACATGGCATATACCCTAAAGGTCTTGTTAGATGTAGTATGTTAGCCAGCAGACTTCTTACTAACGGTATCCCACAAACTAAACATGGTCTTGATGCACTTGCTAAAAGACAACTAAACATGGAGGTTTCTAAGGAACAGCAGAAGTCTGATTGGGGAGCAGATACTTTATCTACAGAACAGCTTATATACGCTGCAAAAGATATTGAAGTTCTATTGGAACTAGATAAAGTGCTTGACTATAAAATTAGAACTGCACAATTACACAGAGCATACAAATTGGAGTGCAAAGCACTTCCAGCTATGGCTCAGATGTGGAGGACAGGGCTACCTTGGAATAGAGAAGAGTTAGAACAATGTCGTATTGATTATGAAGATGACATCAAAGAGTTGGGTGACGAGTTTATTAGAGAACTTGATAATGACTTACCACCTGGAAAAAAGCTACCTAGAAATGAGGATGGCACATTTAATCTTCGTGCGAAAGACCAAGGATCAATCAGACTAGGTACTAAAAAATATGCAGGATTTAATATAAAAAGCTCTAAACAACTATTAGAAAAGTTAGAGCTAATTTTAAAATACACTCCTGTAAATAATGATGGTAAGCCCAGTGTTGCCAAAGATGCTTTGAAAAACTGTGCTGCTGATTCTCCTACGATCCAGACACTTATTACTTGGAAACGTAGAGAAAAACGTAGACAAATGGTAGAGAGCATACAGGATAAGATGTCAGATGACGGATTCGTCAGAGCTTCTTATATGCAGTTAGGTGCGGATACAGGCCGAATGTCCAGTATTAAACCAAACAACCAGCAGATACCACGGGATTCTGAGTTCAGACAGTGTGTACAGTCTCCTCAGGGTTGGAAGATAGTTGACGCTGACTTTTCACAGATGGAGTTACGTCTTGCTGCTGCATTAGCTAAAGACAAGAACATGACTACTGCATTTCAACGTGGAGAAGATTTGCATGACTATACCGCTAATCAAATGGGTTGCGATAGGCAGATTGCTAAATCAGCTAATTTTGGTCTGCTATATGGTGCTGGTGCTGAAGGCTTACGAAAGTATGCAGGAAGCAGTGGTGTAATTATGTCTACAGAAGAAGCTGTAAAAATTCGTGACAACTGGCTCACTACATATAGTGGGATTCGAGACTGGCAACGAGAAATGAATTACCTTTCACGATCCACTGAGGATGATGAATGGCCTGAGACTAGAGTTCCAGTATCTAATATGCGTAGATTTTTGAAAGGCGATCTTAATAGAACTACTGTTAGATGTAATACTCCTATTCAAGGTGCTGGTGCTGCAATATTAAAGTGTGCACTAGGTAACTTATGGATCAGAGTCAAAGAAACAGGCGAAGATAAAGTAAGGATTGCAGCAGCCGTTCACGATGAATTGATACTTCTTGTTAAGGAAGATTTAGCAGATGAGTGGGCTCAAATTCTTAAAACTACAATGGAAAAAGCGGAGGCAAAATGGTTAGGTGACGTACCAGCATTAGCCGAAGTGTCTATTGGCGATAAATGGAGCGAAGTTCATTGACAACACAAGATCGTATAAACGCAGCGTTGAAACGTATCCAAGAATTACAAACTTTAATTAAACACTGGTCCAAACATAAATGAACAGACTCCCTTTACACAAGTTGGGGGATTTTATAGAAAAGAGAGGTTTATCAGTCTTAGGGCATTGTTATAAATGCAATAAGATTATTTACCGCACCCAACAAGAGGCCAAGAAAGAAGCATCAGACATGAGAAAACGGGGTAAAAACCATGCTTATGTCTATGCTTGTCCAAAAGAAAACGGATGGCATTTGACATCTATGAAACCAAGGAGCACCACAACTCCAAAAACTAGAAAGCCAGCTAAAAGCATGCAAACTAAAAAATTAAAAAGGTTTAGAAAATGATTGGGATTTGCAAAAATGAACACGGATGGTATATCTCCAAGCATAATAAACAGCTTGGAGTAAAATACTACAAGACCCTAACGGAGGTTATGCCTGTTGCTTATGCAGAAGAATATTCGAGTAGATCTAATGAAGGATCTGTACAAAGAGATTCCAAAGGCAACTACCAAAGACCTGGGTAGTATCATTGAGTTTCTAAAAAGAGCTAGGGAAGTTCGTACTGGAAAGACTAAAAAACGTAGGGAAGCCCGAAAAAAGTATGTGGAAAAGCAACTTGATAAAGCCGATTTGCCTTTTTGGTGGTAGAGTAGTACAAGAACAACATTGTAAATGGCTCTCAAACACGGAAACAAAAGCTATTATCAGGTACTAATCGACCCAAACAGAGCAGAACTTATAGAAAAGGTAGCTGACAAAGAGGGTATGCGTGGTACTGCATGGGTTAGAAAAGTAGCGTATGAGGCATTACAACGTGAATTTACTAGCTCAGAATATAAAATCGCTAAAGCCAAAGATGAGTTGATGTGGAGAGAATCTGTACAAAGACGAATTGACGGAAGAAAGCAGAAAGACTAAATTAATCGAAATGAAAAGAATATCTTGGGTCGCTTGTCCTAAGTGTCAGGAATATACTGACCAAAAGGTAAGAAGATCTGATCGAAACTCAAAACACGTTATTGTTCGTAAAAGGCAGTGTTTTAAATGTGAGCATATTTGGCACACGATCCAGTATCCAGAAATGATAGTAGATGATATGAAGGCTCGTTATATATTGTGTGAATGACCTATATTGAAAAACTTCTTTAAAATTGCTTTTGCTGTTTTAGGGTACTTCGGCTTTTCTTTTCTCATTTCTTTCACTACACGATCAGCTTCTAACTCTATAAGTCTGTTTAATAATGAAGCCATAAAAATATCTTGGTCAAACTTTTTCCTGACCATGTGAGTACAATATCTTTTTATATCAACTAAATTATCACTTTTCATAATTTCTCTACACTGCATTTCAATTTCTAGTTCCAACTCTGGTGGTGCTGGCTCTATATCAATGTTGAGAAATTTGGTGACTTTCATTTTATTGAAGAGATGTAGTAGATCCTGGGAACATTCTGGATTCAATAAAAGCAACTGCTTGGTCGTCTATACTGTTGTCCGTTTGCTTGGCTATTGCTTTCAAAAGATCCACTATCAATCTCTTCATTGCTTTAGATTTTATAAAAATTAGAAGAATAGGTTTTAGAATTTTTACCATCGTTTTTATGTGTTACTTTCCAAACATAGCTAAATTGCTAGAATATAACAAGAGATATTGAGTTTTATGGCTGAAGAGAAAAAAGGTATGATGGATAAGATAAAAGAAAAATTTGAAGACAAAGAAGAACAATTTGAGTATATTTCAGTCGCAGTCAGGCTTCTGGTAGTTTTTTGGAGTGGGCTTCTCGTTACGAGCAATTATTTGCCTAAGATTCCAGGTCTTACAACAGGAGAAAAGCAGGATATAACTTTTCCTGCAAGTTTGCTAGCTACTGCACTTTCCAGTTTCGGATTAGAGCAAGCTAAAAAAGGTAATAAGAAAGACGACAAGGTTGCCACAGAAAATGGTATGGTTCAGACTATAAGGGTAATTACTCCCATTCGCATCGAGGGAGCAGAAGTGATCGACCCTAAATCTAAAAAATGAAAAAACTACTTCCATTTTTATTTCTTGTATCCGCACC